AATCCATCTCCAACAAAATCTCCTGATTATTAGCGTAAACTCATCGACGAAATCGTTACTATCCCCTGGGCACATATGTACCATTGAATACTACTGTTCTCCAGATTCTGATAATCCATGGCGAACAATAAGAACACTACAGCCGCTTTGCTGATTAGTTAGCCATAACGGTGAACTTTGCTGGATAGTTTGAGAAATATCATTTCGCCGGAGGCTTATACACTGATTACTCAAGCTTACAACTGCAGGTGCATCAAAGCGCTCCGGACTATCAGTATCACGCATAGCTGTAAACAGAATATAATCACTACCAGCCATATCATATTCCGTTTCTTTTAGTCTTAACAAGCCATCCTCTCTTGTAATATTAACTGTAATTAAAGATGTCTCATCATGATGGGCATAGCGCTGTGTATTAAGAATTAAATGCTCTTCCAGAAATTTTACAGGGTTACTACGTATTTCATTCATTATACACCGAAGCTCTGAACGATGCGGCACCAGAAAGTGCCCGGTATTTTGTGAAATAATACTACTTACCTTGATTGTTTTCTCTCCAGCTCATGAAAAATAACTCGCGTATTATATTGTTTTACCAACCACAGGCCCCGAATGCCTGTGGTGTTTTTATATAAATTATCGGAAGTTAATATTGTTTCATTTGAAACATCTTAACTATCTTTTATAATAAAGCTTCCCCTTGCAGGGTCATATTTACACTCTTCTGGTTTAACAATCATTGATGGGGTTATTGGAGCTCGTGTCAGAGGGTGAACTGAACCGTCATTAACCACGCGAGAAAGTGCATCAACATCAAATAAAGTGCATACTGCTGAACTATCTGAATTTTTGACAAACACTCCTTCTTCGGGTCTCTCTAGTGTAATTGGACACTGAATAGACTCTGGCGGGCACTGGAAATTTCCTGAACTAACAGGAAACTTACATTGAGATATTTTGTCCTGAATACTCTCTTGCGATTGTGCTTCACCTGAGTCCGAAAGCATACTTAGCATTCTCTCACTAAGGGCTCGAGGACCATTATTAAATCCCAAAATCAATAACTCAGAAAGCAATCCGTCATTACCGCCACTGGATGAAAAGCGCCCATTAGTAGCATCATACACAATACTGACAGTTTCACCACCTACTGTATATCTCCGCGCCCATTGGCTGCAATTCGGGCACGAAAAACCTCCAGCCCAAGATTAAATGAACGTGATCCAATATCTGAGGTTAATGGCATAACAAAACTCCCTATTTTAATTTGAACTCCAGACTTAAATAGCTGTAACAAACATCTGCCTTATATGGCAACACAAAAACCGGAGCCGGACTCCGTTTTTTGTGTGTCGGGCTGTTCATTCTATCCTTTCAACATTCAGCCTGATTGGCATTTATAGGTTATAACGTCGGTATTATCGGCCACTCAATATCCAGTGCAGTTGATGTATCAACACGGTTCAGTAACACCCGATACTTTTCAGTATGCCAAAGGGATGATCACCCGTGAGATAGCCGCCGCGTTCATGCTCATGCTAAAACATGGGGCACACAGAAAGTGATGGTATTAGATCTATATGGCATTTCATCATCAAATGCTGTTGACGGACTTACAGTCCGTGACTTACTACACAAATATTTAAATGACCAAATGCCGGAGGTAAAGCAGACCGTACTAAAAGATATGTGCTAGAACTGCTTATGGATAGTGACATCTCCGCGATCAAACTATCTGAACTGACAGAAAATGACGTAATTGAACATTGCAGGCTGAGAAACAACGCTGGTGCAGGTCCAGCAACAGTCAGTCACGATGTTAGTTATCTTGGCAGTGTTCTGGATGCAGCCAAACCTATATACGGAATTAATTACACATCAAACCCGGCGAAAAGTGCTCGTCCATATCTACTTAAACTTGCTTTGATTGGTAAATCAAACCGTCGTAATCGTAGACCAGCAGTTGATGAACTTGACATGCTCATTGAAGCCCTTCAACAACGATCTACTCATAAATGTTCAAAAATTCCGTTCGTTGATATCCTCAAAAGTTCAGCCTAGGCTATGCTGAACCGGTTTTCCTGAATCATTTTACCGTATGGTTAAATTTTAACGTCATAATACTTATTATTATGTTTACAAATAATTGCAGTTTTAACAAAAGCTAACTACATAGTGATTTTATTATCTCAATGTTTTTTCAATATTATCGGTGTCATACTCAAACAACTGGAAACTAAAATTGTCATGCTTTTGATATTGAATATTTTCCTTTCGTAACATTTTAACATTTCCATCAATATCAAATAACGTTGCAATCTGCTCCAAATCTGTCTTATTTTGAGACATGCAGGAGAAGTAATTACAAATATCATCCAGCAAAATCGGAGTCAATGCTTTATGCGTCATCCAGTCCTCAAATCTTAACTTTCTGGTGACGCCCTCTCCTAAATCTGACTGATACAAGAATGCAGGACGACAAGAGTTTTCTCCTTTGGGAATATCGACAATGTAAGCATGACCAAGCGCACCATCATTAACACGTAATACAAAGCTCTTACATTCAGGCATACAGGACAGGCGCTCCTGAAGCTGCTCGAGCGATAGTGTCTGTTCATTTTCAAAGCAGTAACTGAAGCCATCCTTGTCCAGAAATAGTTTCATAATAGCATTAGCGGTAACTCCGCAGGAGGGTTCCACAATGCCGTTCTCTCGCCCTATAATAACCTCAACCTCCTCAATCGACATCCCCCAGTCTGTTGCCATCTGTTTGATGTTAGAGTCGATATTTTGCATTATTGCAGCAGGATTTTTCTGATGTATAGGTACTTCGTGGTCATCACTATTTAGCAATACATTAGCTTTGAGGTTCTGTGAGCACAGGGAAGCAAAATCTCTTACATGTAAGGCTGAAGTGTGTTGCATGGGAGATAATACAGCTTCAGTATTTACAGATATGGCCCCTGTCAGACAGGACGCGGACGTCGGGGGGGGGGAAGGGTAATGTCTTTCATATCTCATTCATTCACTCTATATTTATCTATAAATACAGGCGAGGTGCAAAAAGAACTTCTGGCATGGGCATTATGTCATGTCTGAAATTTTTCTGGTGCCTGTATGCCATTCGCCAGTCTCTCAGCGGCATTGTCCATTTCTGTGACGCGGCCTGGATTGCCAGCCACACCACTTTTTACCAACTCCATCCATGCAACAAATCCACTACACTGGATAAAATTACTAAATTTTACTTAATACCACACTAATAAGATCTTGCTTTCCTCCATGATAAGATTGCATTATTTGATTTTCACTCCATGAACGTTCAGAAATATTATAAGATGATATATCTATTGGATTAAATTCATTTCTCGTGCGATCATATAAGACATTTGTCTCTGTTGTATCGATAAAAAGAATTCCTTTTTGCTCAAGCCTGTCAAACATATCATAAATGGCATGCTCAGCCTGTGCCGGCAAGGACGAAATATTTAAAAGCGATTCTCCATTTATTTTATCCATTCTAATACCAATAATATCGCCATTATCGCCATATATTTTTTCTGCACTCCCGGCACCATAATATTGGTTGAAGCAACGAACTTCGTTTGTTACCTCTTCATTGCTTTGAGATGTAGTAAACATCTTCAGGACTTTTGTTGCATCCTCAGCATCTTCATATACTACAGCGTTACCCCCTTTGCCAATAACATTACCAGGCACAGGCAAGCTGTTATAGTCCACACTCGGTAACTCTGGCGGTGCATAATCAACAGGAGGTAAATCAGGTCTATTCGAATGAACAGCACCTCTTTCCATAGCCCTATTCACTGGCGATGAATTCAGCATCACCTCAATTTTCCTGCTAATCTCTCCCTTAGGCCATCCCAGCCTGTGCAACAGATTAGTAAAGCAACCACTATGACTTTCTCTTGTAACGCAAAACTTATTATCAGTGACAACAACACGATATGTTCTGTTGCCCACCTTTACTTGCGCCCCATTATCCGAGCTAGCAGCTGCATCCCTTACAGAGGATAAAATACGACTGTCAGGAGAAGTCAGGTTTCTGGTTAAAGAATTCCATGAACACCCCAAATTTACAGAAGATGGTGATAGCATACATTTCAACCTTCAAAATGAATCAATCTTTACTTTCTTAACAAACATCACCATGACATGACAACAAAAACCGGAGCCGGACTCCGGTTTTGTGAAGCTGTCGGGTTACTTCATCCCGCCAATATTTTCCCACGTCCCGTCAGCACGCAGGATTTGCAGCGGTCTTACCACACACTGTATCAGCTTTTTATCTGTATCCAGTATCACCACCTGTGTGATTACCCTGTCCTGCTCCGGAATAATGCCATTCTCATCTGACTCCAGGATGTCTGCCGGCCCCAGTCGCAGTTGTGCTGTAAGCGACTGCACGTGTTCACGGCCATCATGCTTTCCGCAACCACACAGACGCTGCATAAGTTTTTTTAGTATATTCATGTCATTCTCCTGTTCTGCCTGTATCACTGCCCACTTCATCCAGCCCCTTGACATCCTGCCACGGCCCGTCACCAAACCTGACCTGCAAATGCTGAAAAAACCCCTGAACCCGTGTGGCATCTTTGGGGTCAAGAAAGGTCAGTCCGGTGATGAGTGCGCCATCTGTATCCGGGAACCAGCCATTGCTGTTTGTCTCAATAATGTTTCCCGGCCCCAGACGGAACCGTATTTGCGTCTCCCCCGGGTCGCCCTTTGGTCCCTGAGGTCCGGTTGCCCCTACCGGGCCAGCCACACCTGTTTCTCCTTTCGGTCCCTGTGGGCCTGCCGGGCCTGCCGCACCGGTATCTCCCTTTGGACCCTGTGGACCTGCATTTCCCGTCAGACCGGTCTCTCCCCGCTCTCCCATGTCACCTTTCGGCCCCTGCGGGCCTGCCGGACCAGCATCACCTGCCGGTCCCCGTTCGCCGGTTGCCCCGACAGGGCCGGTGTCACCGCGCTCTCCCTTATCACCCTTCGGCCCCTGAGGACCCGCGGGCCCCTGTTCCCCCTTTGGCCCGGGAGGTCCCACCACGGTGGGGATTCGGTTTACGGCCTCTTCCGCCGCTATCCTGCTTTGTTCCGCTGACTGTGCGCTTTCTGCTGACTCCCGGGCTTTTTCTGTTGCGGTCGTTGCATCCCTGGCTGCATTACCGGCTGCACTTTCTGCCGTCTTTCTTGACAATTCAGCTTCTGCTGCACTTTGTGATGACTCACTGGCTTTTTGAGCGGCCGCAGAAGCCGAGGACGAGGACGCCTCCTCTGACTGCTTTGCAGCGGCTGCACTTTCTGCCGCCTGCCGGGCTGACTCCGATGCCTCCCCTGCTGAAGTGTCAGCATTTGCCGCGCTCTCTTCTGCCTGACTGGCTGATATGCCGGCATTCCTCGCTGACGTCTCCGCCTCTCCGGCATTCTTCTTCGCCTCCTCAGCGTGACGCGCCACCTCTTCCACCATCAGTTCAAAACGGCGCAGTGCCTCCGGCCGGACGTCATCCTCCGACATGGCACCGAGAAAATCATTCAGCGTACCGGGTTGAGAATCTTCATACACGGTGATGGTCCCGGCATGTGACGGCGGGAATCCTTCCACCAACAGAATGACTCTGTACTGACCGTACTCAACGTCCATGCTGTAACGACCGGCTTCATCCGGATTTTCAGAGGCCACCGTGTTCACCACCACCGTGCTGCTGGTCCGTCTGGCTTTCAGTTGAATGGTGCAGTTCTCTACCGGTTTTCCTGTGCCGTCTTTCAGTACACCTGAAATCTTTACTGCCATATTCACCCCACAAAAAAGCCCGCCTGAACCGGCGGGCTGTCATAACACTGTGTTACCTGGCTAATCAGAACTTATAACCGACACCCACGATGAAACCGTCAGTGCGCCAGTCGCCACTGCCGGAGCCTTCATAAGCAATATCAATGGCCACGGATTCGGTCGGGTTAAACTGCACGCCAGCTCCCCACGCCAGAGACGTGTTGCTGTGGCGACCGTCATCACTTCCGGTCAGCACATCATGCGTTTTCCCCTTGTTGTCGGTCACCTGCAGATAATCTCCGGAGAAAGTCGACACACGGCTGTAAGACACACCCGCCATCGCATACGCGCTGAACAATTCATTCACGCGCACAGACGGCCCCGCCATCACGCTGAACCAGCGGTTACGCACGGAATCTTCATGCCAGCGGGTATCGCTGTAACGGGTCAGCTGGCGATTCCTGTCTCCTGCATAGCTGAATGACGTCACCATTCCCAGAGTGTCCGTAAACTCATAACGGTATTTCACGTTAATCCCGTTCAGTTCATCGCTGCCAGGAACGTTCGTCGAGACATGAAGATACCCCGCGCTCAGCGTGGACTGATGTTCAGACGCCCATGCAGGCGCACCGGATACGGCCAGACAAATGGCTGCGGACAAAATGGCGGCATAAAGTTTACGCATAATTACCTCTCGCTTTTCTGCAATAAAAAAGGCGCCATTTCTGGCGCCCGTATATGGGTTATAAAATTCAGCTGATACTGATGCCTGCGGTGGCTTTCTTCATCACCACAACCAGCAAATCGCTGATACTTGCTGTGGGATACCAGTTATTCACCAGCCATGCTGATACCGAAAACTCCAGCGTCATGTGACCGTGACCGGCAGGCATATCAATAACGCCACTGTAAATCAGCGTATTATCCAGCGCGGTACGGTTATAAATTTCAGCACCGTTTTTCCGCACTATCAGACGGCATGAGGAGTAAATATCAGTATGCTCTCTCTCATGCTTAGCGCCACTGAATGCCACCGCCGGAATAACAATCTGCCGGTCAAACGGCTGATCGTCATAAACCCTGACGGTAATGGTCCCTGATGGCCACCGCTCCGGTGCCCGGGAGTCCCGCGGAAAAGCCTTACCCACTGTTTTGACTATATCGCCTTCAATCTGGTTGGCTGGCATTTTCCCCTTAATCTGACAGTTCTCATTAATTGTGACATTGTTGAGCGTCCCGGCGTTCGCATTCACACTGCCACTGATATCTGCATTTTTAGCGGTCAGCTTTCCGTCCGGTGTCAGGGAAAATGCCGGAGGATTACCGCCGCTGGTAATGGTGGGAGCCGTCAGGCGTTTCAGGAACACGTCGTTCATGAATATCTGATCGCCCTGACCAACAAACATCGGCTTTGTGTTGCCATTCGCAGGATTAATCATCGCAATCCTGTCTGCCGCCAGCAGCACCTGACTCTGCATTCCTGCTGGCGTATTCTCAATACCGGCACCGATACCCGCAATATAAAGGCGTCCGTCCTTCATCTGTTGCAGCTTCACAGCCCACATGCTGTTCAGATTATTATTTGTATCAACCTGAACCTTCTGTATCTGCTGGATCGCTGCACTCTGGTCTTCCAGTTTCTTATTGACGGTCTGCGTGATTTCATTACTGACATCCGTGATGGACGTTCTGATTTCCGCCAGGTCAGGCGCAAGCTGACCGTTATCAATCTGAGTCCACAACTCCTGAGCCAGATGGGTTTTCCCTATCTCTCCTTTGAAAAAATCCAGATAGCCGGATGCATCATCACTCGGCTGGCCAACAGCCTCCACAAATGCCGATTTGCCAACGGTGTTCACACTGCGGATATAAAAGTAATAATCATGGCCCGGTTTGATATTGATACTGGCGGCTATCCAGTACAGCCCCGTGCCAAGGTAGCGGGCTGTGGTTTCAACCTGCCTGATATCGGTAATCCGCGTTTCCGAAAACCAGAACTCAAACTGTACCGTCGGGTCATACACCGCAAGACGCGGGACCGCTGTTATCTGAAAATAGCCCGGTGTCAGCTCAATCTGTGACGGCGCTGCCGGTGCGGCAATCCGGAACGATACCGACGCCGGATCGCCCTGCTGCCCCCACGCATTTACCGCCCGGACTGTCAGCCTGTAGTTCCCCGGCGCCAGTTGCGTGAAGCGGTATGTGGTTTCCGTCGTCCGGGCCGTGCTGACCAGCCGCTCACTGCCGTCATCCGCGACCACGGTCAGGCGAAGCATAAAGCTCACGCCCTTCACCACCTTCGGCGTGTCCCATTTCGCCTGCGCCAGATACTGACCGTCAGCTGCGCTCACCTCCACCGTC